CTTATAAGGAGTATTAGGGTTATCGGAACCACCTGCGTTCACACCACTTGCTGTTACGAGTGGATTGTAGCTGTAACCAGCAACACCACCAGCATAGTAAACAGAGTTAGCAGCACCACCAGCAGCAGGACCATCTACTGTAGATGTGATGTTTGCTTGTGCAGGACCTTCGCCAAGACCAGAAGCAGCAACTGGGTTACCACCATTGTCTCTACCGAAAGAAATTAAGTTTCCTGTATCTGTATAAACACCAGATGCAACTCTTCCATCACCCCAACCAGATGCTACAGAAACTGTAGAACGGTAGATGTAAGAAGACTGAGTAGCATTTCCAGAAACTACCATTCCAGTAATATCTGTACGAGTGTCGTCATTCCTATAAGGAGAAGGAACGATTACATCAGCACTAGTGAATGCAGAAGCTGCTTTTCCTGTAACTTCAACATAACCACGTTGTTGGAAATACTTCCAACCTGGTACAGCTAATACGGCAGTAGGACCACCTTTAGTTGCATCATTTGTGGAATCATCGTTGGTATCAATATTTTTGTACCAACCGTTAAGAGGCTCTGCCCAGTTCCCTGGATAGATTTTCTTAGAAGACAAATAGGCCATTTATTTCTCCAATTGTATTTTTACTAAATGTTATTTACTATACAGATCCGTCATCTTCAACGAAGCTGAATCCTGTAGTTACGAAATCTTTATTAAGGATCTCAAACCCAGCGTACAACTGCCAAATCAAAATTATAAATCTTGAAAAGTCATCATTATTATTAATAAGAACTTGTGCATTTGGTCCACCAATTCCAACACCAATTGCTTGTGGTCCGAAGAAATAACCTTGTGCAACTTCTTTAGAAGCATAAGAACTATTATCGAATGTAGCAGTTATATTTTTTGTTGGGAAGTTAGTAGATTCAAAGAACTTAACACCTTCAAACTGTACGCCTGTTGGCATTACAGGTTCGCCAGCTAGGAAATAAGCTTGTCCAGCTTGAGGTCCCTGATAGAAGCTAGCGTTGTTAGGAATCATGGGGTTGCCCATGTACATTCCTTGTCCAGGAGCACCGGAGTAACGTGCGATTTCTCTGAAGTCAGAGTCACGACGTAAGTGCATCATGAATGTTGGGTCGCATATGCAACGATATAAACCATCTGCATATGTAGGAACATTACGCTTACGTAAGTCCTTAACAACAGTTAAGAGGTCAGTTTTAACTGAGAACTGTTGAATCTGGTTGCCATACTCTGTAGTTGTATAAGCAATTCTTCCAGTTGAGTCTTTTGTCTTACCACCAGCAAAGTAGTAACCACCTTGACTAGTAGATGCAGCACCATTAGCTTCTGCTTTAGAAAGCTCGTCAATAAAGACACGGTCACGCCATCTTCTGTAGTCATCAAGCAAGGTAAGTGAACCTATGCTCTGATGGAACATATTAAGGTTCCCTGTGTCAAGTAGTAGACGTTGTGCTGTTACAAGAGTCTCTCTTGCAATCTTGAAAGTACTTGACTGAGTAGCATCACCAGGATCTGCAGGACCTGTGTATTCTTTAAGTACAACAAGTACCTTTTCCTTTGTGATGTTACGGCTGTTAGCAGTACCGATAGTCTGATCAGCTACACGCTCACGACTATCCTTTGTACCAGGGGTTCCCCAGAACTTATATCTATCCAACTGAACGGTTTGTCCAGGTTGGCGTGTAAAGTCATGTACCACTACTGGCTCACAAGCCATCTCCGCTATATAAGCTGGATGGGGTCTATAGAGCTCGGCTCCCAAAATTTTTGGGAAATCATTATCAATGAACACTTTGTTTTATCCTCCAGGGGCGCAAAGAAAATATCGGATGAAAGAATGAGACAATTTAGTCTTATCTACATAAAATTTTAACAGCGTCTAATTTTCCTTAAATATTATTAAGAATATTGAGCTGTCGAGGCTTTATAACGAGCCCCAGGCGAATTACTAGAACCATAAGATTCTGGATCAATTCCCGTAAAGCCAGGTACACCTAAAGCACCTGGAATAGCACCAGCGGCTACACCGCCAAGACCTGCTGTTAATGCACTAGCAGGAACTAAACCTGCTGCAGCTGCATATTTTGTCCCACTTAAGAAGTTAGGGTTTGTACCCATAGTGGCTGCTTGAGTTAACATCTCTGCTAAATCTTCTGCCCTATTAGCTCTAAAACTCCTATCTCCTCGAAGAACTGATTTTTTTGAAGGTCCTCTACCACTTTTTGCATAGTGATAAGGATCTCTCGGTTCAGCTACGGTATAACCACTTGCATCTCTAGTAATGCCTTTTTTAGCATTAAGATTATCAGCGTAAGTAGTAAGCCTATCTACTGCTCCTTGTGCTTTTGGACCTGCAAATAAACCTGCAAATCTACCAGCAAGTTCTGGAGCAGCAGCACGAGCACCTTTTAAACCAGCGTACGCACCTAAGCCACCAGCAATACCAGCTAGACCTGTTGAGCCTAAATCCTCATCTTGAGAAGCAGCATAACCTGCAGTGCCGATACCGACAGATGTAGGTATGCCGTATTTAATAGCTCCTCTCATAGGTCTACTCCATTACAAACAATTTATTAGCAACTGTTTGTGGCTGAGCTTGGTTCAACATTCTCCATGCATTTCCTGGGTCACGAGACATTTGCTCGTTGAATGTACCCCAGAAATTCTCAGGCTGTTGTGGTGGAGCAGCTTGAGGAGGTGCAGGGAAGTTCTGACCAGCTGTAGCTAAAGCGTTAGGAGTTTGAGGCTGCCCTTCAACTGCAGGCTGTTGGCCTACTGGAGCTGTTGGATATCCTTTAGTTTCTAACTGTTGCTCATTTTCATAAACAGGGTATGGACCTTCTGGACCAAAGAACTTCAATGTATAGTCACTAAGCACATCTGGGTTAGTAAGTATCTCGTTATAAGCAAGATTCTCTTGATGCTCTTGTACAGAAAAATCAGCGTATCCTTTAATTACTTCTTGTGCTCTATTTCCCCACGTTACGGCGTTGTCCAGCATTCCTTCTAGATTTACCGCGTACTGGTTTAGTACCGCTGGTGCCTCTATCCCGAACGCGTCCATCACCTGACGGCTTTCGTTGCTCATTCCTACCTGGTTCTGGACTGCGTCCAGCTGAGCCGAGGAGAGATTCGAAGAGGTTTGGGAAGAGCTGTCCGAGTATGTCTGGCTGGCTGGCGAGATCTGCGGAGCCGATTGTGGCATAGTTGGGGCGCTCACCTGACCGTAGTTGGCCTGGGTATACTGAGGAGCCGCCGTCTGAGATTGTTGACCCTGGAACGGGGATTGGACTGGAGTGCTCAGTAGTCCTACCACCTTGTTGAACGCCGATTCCCATGGACCGTCCTGCTGAGGAGCCGCCGGTTGGGATTGGGGGGCGTACTGAGTAGGGGCGGATTGGAAGCTGGGGGTTCCCTGTGGTACTGCTTGTGGGAAGCTGGTACCCACTTGATATTGACCCGGTGTCTGTGGAGCCGCCTGTGGAGCTGCTGCTGGAGCTGCCGCCACGTAACTGCTCGGAGCCACTGTCGCTGTTGGTGCTTGGCTCGTCTGTTGGGTCGATTGGTCTGTAGCGACCTGCATAACTCATCTCCTTTTGTAACGCCTCGAGTGTTCGATACAGATATGGTGTCAGATCTAGGCGTGGATCTGCTGCCATAGGTAAGTCGGGTGACTGAGGATGAGGAGTCTGCATCATTCCCCCCACGAGTCTTGCAAATTGAGAGTATGCACCCTGCAATTCATTAACCATTCTGAATGGGAAGCCCGATAACATGGCAGCCCTTTCTTCATCCGTTTTCGACGGAAAGAGATACTTCAGTGCTTCTATGCTATCTACCCCTAATTCTTGTAGGTTTCTTACAACAATTGAGTTATTCAAAGTATCCTGAGTTGAGTCTTCATATACTGGTCCGAGCCATCTCCACTGAATTGTTACATCTCCGTCTGGTATTAGACCTGTAACACCTGGTGGAATTTGCTGAGATTGCAGACATGCCATCATTAGTTGCTTAACTTGCTCTTCGTAATATCCCATTGCTTCTGTATAAAGCTTTGTCTCTTCAGGGGATGGATTAGCAGGAAGATCAATTGGTTTTTCTAAACCTACTGCTCGTGCAAGACTCTCTTTAAATAGATTTTCTTCTTGGAAAATTATTAGTTCTAAACAACGACAAAGACCATATGTGTAAAGTGAAGTAGCTTTCTTCTTAGAAGTAGCAGCAACTCGGCCAAATAATGACTTATATTCAGTAGCAGTTACACCTGCAGATATAGATAGTTCATCTACTCCACCAAGCGCAGTTCTTATTTCTTCTCTGTATTGACGAGAAAAAGAGTTCTGATCTCCAGTAATAGCATCAGGAACTATATAACCAACACGATCATTTGGTTCTAAGTTTGCAATAACTCTAGGTACTCTTATCTGTCCATCAATACCACGGGATAATGGATCAGCTTTATATCGAGAACCACTTAAAGGACCTAATCCTGTAAATCCTGAATTAGATGCAATAGAAGGACGTTGTACTTGGGCTTCTCCAGATTCCATTAAATCTGTCTTAGGACGAGAAGATAATAATGTTGGATTACCAAAGAAGGTTACGTTCTTCCTCATGGTGCGGATCATTTCATCATGAGTACATATATGGTTAGCTAGTGCATCAAACTCACCTGATCCTTCGGCAGAAAACCCTTTTGCGTTATTGAATATCTCAACACAAGGTATAAAACCTAATGTATTAGTAAACGTCTTAGTTTTACCAGGTACACTATGATGCTGATTTTCAAAAGAAATTTCACCTTCTGAATGAGTTTCTTCAATTGTTTTACGCTTAATAGAAAGTCTTATATATTTCTTAGTTCCTTGTTGAACACCATTTGTTGAACCTGTTAAATTCTGAGTAGCAATATCCTGTTGATAACCTAAACCTTGACGAACTTTATAGCTATAGATAATTACAACTTCATCCAGCTGGCCATCAAGATTGTAATAGCTACGATATTCGTGCTTACGAAAATAATATAGTCTGTAATTTGTAGAGGTTGGTCGAATGTAAAAAATGCCTTGTCCATCACAAAGAAAGTAATCCCATATGGAATCAAGTCTAGTATCTAATTGATTATATTTAATTACTCTGTCTATAAAATCTTTACGTTGATTACCAAAATTATCTTGAGCAGGAAAAAATTCAACACCTTGTCTAATACCGAATAGCTTCATCTGGGCTAAATGAGAAGCTACAATTCCTGTATCGATTCCACCTCCACCATCTCTTTCAAGATAAGAATCGATAATTTCCTTTAAACGTGATTTAGCGTCACTAGCCATTATTCTTTGCTACGTTTATCTTTATACATCTTAGCAGCTTTTGTTGCTTGAGTATATTTGGAGTTGCTTTCTGCCATTTACTTTTTGCTTTTGTTTTTTTTATGTAAGAAGAGCCAATTTTTAAAAAATAATATTTCTTCTTGAGTAAATAATTTTGGATTTTTAACTGCTTTTTTTACAAGCTTTTTTAATTTCATCCGTAATAAGGTAAAGGAACTGCAAAAGATCCTCCTTTATAAGTACCTATAGGAGCTCCAACTGCTCCTCCTGTATAGGGACCTGTACTTATTTGAGGAATTTCTTGTTTAAATCCAGGTGTCATAAACTGTCCTGCTACTTGAGGAATTCCTTGTTTGCCTAAATAACCGTTATTATACATTCCGTTACCAGGGTCAGATCCTGCGCTAGATATAGGCATCCCAGTTAAATAATCTACTATTTTTCTAGGATCATTAC